CGTCAGTGCATGGACCGCTGCCGGGCGGGTGAAACGTGGCCACCGGACCTGGCTGAGTTTGTTGCGCTGATTTCGGAGAGTGGGGCAAATCCATTTGGTCTTACGGTGGATGCCGTGATGGAAGAGTACCGGCGCTGGCGCAATGAATCCTGGCGATACGACGGGAGTGATAAATACCCGTGGCCACAGCCTGTGCTGTACCACATCTGCCTCGAAATGCGTACCAGAGGGATTGAGCGCCAGATGACGCAGGGTGAGTTAAAACGACTTGCGGAACGGCAACTGACGAAATGGGCAAAGCATGTTGGTAACGGGATGAGTGTTCCGCCAGTGCGACGACAACTGGAAGGGGCGAAACACCCGAAAGGGCCAACGCCAATTGAATGGCTGAAACAGGAATACGAACGCCGGAAGGCAGCTGGTTTTATTTGAATCTGAGAAGCGATTTTGTAGGAGGAAATTTTAATGGAAACCGTATTTGACGCACTGAAAGCACTGAAAAAAGCCTCTTCACAGGTAGTGGCATCGCGCCTTGGAATCAGCCGTGAAGATGCTGTTACCGAACTCTGGAAACTGAAGCGCCGTGGTGAAGCGGATAACAAGGGTTCGATGTGGTGGCTGATTCAGGCTGGTGAAAGTGAACCAGTGTCACCGGTACCGAAAGTAACAGCGCAAATGCTGACTGAGGCGATTGAACAACATGGCCCACAAACGGCGGATGAGCTGGCACTGATGTTCGGGATTACCTCCCGCCGGGCGAATTCATCGCTGGCCATGGCAATCAGCAAAGGGCGTCTGATTCGCGTGAATCAGGGCGGTAAATTTCGTTACTGCATACCGGGCGCTGATTTACCGGCAGAGCCGGAAGCTGCATCCGTAGCGGAAACCGATGGTAAAGCCTTTCCTCAGCCAGCAGGTGTTGCGTTACCAGTTCGGGAAGCGGAAACACAGGAAGAAATAAAAACGGAAAGTGTGGCGGTCACAGTGCAGTCACAGCCGTCGTTCACCAGAAAGCATCCGGATGGTCTGATTTTACCATCGCTGCATGTGGCTAACCGCGAGCTGCGCCGGGCAAAAGGTCAGGTTCAGAAGTGGGAGCGAGTCTGCGCCGCGCTACGGGAGCTGAACAAGTGCCGGGATATTCTCCGGGATATTACCGCCACCAGAGAACAGCAGCGGTGAGTGGCTGGAAGACGTGGTGCCGGGCTGAAATCCTGATACTCCGCCAGTGTGCGGGAACTATGAAGGTGAAAAGCATTGGCGCACTTATCGGACGAACTGAAGCGGCAGTGAGAACGAAGGCACGGGAGCTGGGCATCAGTATGATGTTACGTGGTGATTTTCACCCGTCGGCAAAATATTCACAGCGTGATATTGAGCTGGCGCGGCAACTGCATCAGCGCGGTGTACCCCGACGGGAAATTGCCGAAAAGTTCGGAATGAAGTTGCGTGCAGTGAATAACTACGTTTATTTCGACAGGAGGATTCAGGCGTGAGGGTGAGAATTTATATCGCCGGTCCGATGACGGGATATGAAAATTTCAACCGCGAGGCGTTTCACAGGGCGGAAGAAGCGCTGAAACGGGAAGGGCATACCGTTTTAAACCCGGCAGTACTTCCGGACGGGCTGACTCAGCCACATTACATGGATATTTGCATGGCAATGATTCGTTGTGTGGATGCAATTTACATGCTGAAAGGCTGGCAGCGGTCGGCAGGCGCTAAGGCAGAACTGGCACTGGCGGAGAAACTGGGACATGCGGTTATTTTCCAGGAGGCAACCAGTGAGCGAAATTAATTACCAGGAACTACGGCAGGTGAAAGAGAAAGCATAATCCAGAACTGAATAATTAAAATCAGCACTGTAAATAAAATTTAATCCTTAACCGGAGGGATTTCTGCACCCTCAGAACATCAGGAGACCGCCCGGCAGGGCGGTAGTGAAATGCGAAAGTTCAAAATAATTATTGAAACGGGAATAGCCGGTGGAGATTTTGAGGATGTATTCGAAGTGGACGATGACGCAACACCTGATGAAATTCATGACGAAGCAAAAGAAATTTTCTTTAACTACTGCAATTACTCATATCACGAAATAAAAGACGAAGAGGAAGAACAAAATGGCTGATTTTGGTTCAACTAAATACAACGTCAGTTTTGAAGAATGGCATGAACTGTTAATGGACTATGCAGAGTTACGTGGTGGCAGTGCTGCTGATGCTGAAGCATGGCGTGATGATTATGAAGCAGGAAAAACTCCGGTCGAAGCATATTGTGATGAGTGGGGCGATGAATGAGCGAGATTAATTATCAGGAAGGGCATGAAACGGCAGGGCAGGCAAAACCAGTTGCATGGCGATATCGCTACGTGAAAAAAGACGTTACAGACTTTCAGGGGAAGCCGTGGGCTGGTGACTGGAAATATGTACCGACAAAAGAGGATTGTAACGACAGGCCGAACTATGAAATTCAGGCCTTATTCATCGGCCCGCCAGTCCCGGTGACATCAGAAGGACTGGTTAAAGCTGTGCGCTTTTATGAACAGGTAAAGCGTGAGAATCCGCCAGTCGAAACAGGAGCATGGAAGGATGCTGTTGACTGGGTGCTCAGAGAGGCCTGCTGTGCTGCCATTCTGGGTAAAGCCGACAATCCACCAGCATCCGGCAATCAGGTTAGCGAATTAGCAATGTGGGTTAAACGGCTGGTCAGCCAACTGAAAAAAGCGAAGCCGGACTGCAAATTACCGGATAAGGCGATGGACTACCTGAAGCGAAACGGACTGATAAACGAGGAGGATATTTTACGATGACCTGGCCTGAAGCGTTCATAACGGTAGGAATTGCAATGGCGGTGGCGCTGGTGGTGTATTCGATTTGCCGCTGGGGATAAATTGCCGAAAAAAGATCCCGCCACAAACATGAGCCGGGATCTTTGATTTATATAGCCTACGAATCCGCAGTAAGAGAGGGGCAGACGGTTTATTCTAACACCGGAATGATGTGGGTAAAAGTTTATAAGAAATCGGTTTCATAACTTTGCCCACCATGATAGATACCGACAATAAAGACTTTTCTGCCATCAACGGCAAAAGCAATAATCGTTCTGTGGCGGAAATGAGTTACCCGCATCCCCTGGCGAATATCATCGCGTTTATTGCCCCGATGCGGGAATGTAGAAAACCCATCAAGATAATCAAGAAGCGCATTGGCATAATTGTCAGCAATGATGTTCCCTGCTTTCTCCGTTATATATCTGTGCAGGTTGATTATTTGTTGTTCGGCCTCAGGAGTAATGATGACTTCATATGTCATGCAGATTACTTCCCGGATCGAATCGCGGCGCGAACCTGTGAAATGGAGCGTCCGTTGTTTGGGTTTTCGCGGATAGAATCAAGAGAGGGGGCGGCTGAATGCGTTAACCACGCTTCGATTGCTTTATCGCGCTCATTCAGTGCGCGAAGCCCTTCACGAATGACCTCGCTTTCTGAAGCATAGGCACCGGAAGCCACACGGGCGCGCACCATGTCAGCCATCTCGTTAGTTAATGTAATGCTGAATTGTTGGGTTGTACGCATGGTAAACCTCACGGAGTAGGATAGAACACTATTCGATGATAGCACGCTGCCTGTTGACGACAACAGAAATCAGAGACAATATTGCCGCACGCCAGCCTGAACAACTGGCACCTGCTGCGCCAGCAGAGACAACCGATGGCGCAAGATACCAAATTACACAATTCGGATAACTCCGCCGCCCCTGCCAGCAGGCACGGGCGGCGTTCTCATGCATTCAAATCTGACTGGTTCCAGCATGACCCATGCACTGAAGAACAGGCCGAATGGCTGATCCAGTGCTACCGCAGACGTGGTTACGAGTTTCAGAAAGATCTCAGCTTCGATCGTCGTCACTGGATAATCTCCGTCAGGCTCCCTTATTCCGAACGCCCACCGCGTCCGTCCCGCACATTCCAGCAGCGTATCTGGAGGTAACGTGCGGGTATTACTTCGACCTGTTCTGGTACCGGAACTCGGGATGGTGCTCCTTAAGCCGGGCCGTGAATCAATGTCAGCATTCCATAACGGCAGAATATTGGTGGAGCCGGAACCGAAAAACATGCGCGGTCTGCCGTCCGGAGTCGTTCCTGCCGTTCGCCAGCCGCTGGCAGAGGATAAAACATTACTGCCATTTTTCAGCGATGAGCGGGTTATTCGTGCAGCAGGTGGTGCAGGTGCACTGTCTGACTGGTTATTACGTCACGTGAAATCCTGCCAGTGGCCACACGGCGATTATCATCACAGCGAAACCGTCATTCACCGTTACGGTACCGGCGCGATGGTGTTGTGCTGGCACTGTGACAACCAGCTGCGCGACCAGACATCAGAATCACTCGATCAACTTGCTCAGCAGAATCTGGCAGTCTGGATGATTGATGTTATACGTCACGCAATAAACGGTACGCAGGAGAGGGAGTTATCGCTGGCCGAATTATCCTGGTGGGCGGCCTGCAATCAGGTGGTGGATGCACTACCTGAGGCAGTAGCGCGTCGTTCGCTGGGATTACCGGTGGAAAAAATCCGCTCCGTATACCGTGAGAGTGACATCGTACCGGGAGAACAGACAGCCATCAGCATACTGAAGCAGCGCACAAAAAATATTGCGCTGCCACTTCACGTCCACCAGCAACAAAATCCACCACAGAAAAAAACGGTTGCCAGTATCGCCGTTGATCCGGAGTCTCCTGAATCGTTTATGAAGCGGCCTAAACATCGCCGTTGGGTTAATGAGAAATACACGCGCTGGGTAAAGACACAGCCGTGTGCGTGTTGTGGTAAGCCAGCTGACGATCCGCATCACCTGATTGGTCATGGTCAGGGGGGAATGGGAACAAAAGCCCACGATATTTTCACGCTACCGCTGTGTCGGGAGCATCATAACGAGCTTCATGCGGATCCGCTGGCGTTCGAAGAAAAGCATGGTTCTCAGGTTGATTTAATTTTTCGTTTTCTTGATCACGCCTTTGCAACCGGTGTGCTTGGGTAAAAGGGGGGTATTGATGTGTATAGAGTTTGTTTTGCCTTACCCGCCGACGGTGAATACTTACTGGCGACGTCGTGGCAGCACATATTTTGTATCAAAAGCCGGGGAGCGTTATCGCCGGGCAGTGGCGTTTATTGTTCGCCAGCAGCGACTGAAATTAAGCCTGTCCGGACGGCTGGCAATAAAAATTATTGCAGAGCCACCGGATAAGCGTCGTCGTGACCTGGACAACATTCTGAAAGCACCGCTGGATGCGCTGACGCATGCGGGACTGCTTATCGACGATGAACAGTTTGATGAAATCAATATTGTACGTGGTCAGCCAGTATCTGGTGGACGTCTGGGGGTGAAGATTTACCCCATAATGCTTGAAGGGCAGGTCAAAAAATGAAACTGGAAGATTTACCGAAATACTACTCCCCAAAATCCCCCGGCCTGACTGATGCATCGGCCTCAACGTCAAAAGATGCGCTGAGTATCACTGATGTGATGGCCGCGCAGGGCATGACACAGAATCGGGCTGAGATGGGGTTTTCTGCGTTCCTTGGGAGAATGGGCATTAGTATGAATGACAGAGAGCGGGCAACAGAATTGCTGACAGAATATGCACTCAGTCGGTGTGATCGCGTGGCGGCGTTAAGAAAACTCCCGGCAGAAATAAAACCGGCAGTGATGCGTATTATGGCTTCGTATGCGTTTGAAGATTATGCCCGTAGCGCGGCGAGCAAAAAACAGTGCCCCTGCTGTCACGGAAAAAAATTTATTGAAAGCGAGGTTTTTACAAACAAGATCCAGTATCCGGATGGTAAGCCGCCAGTGTGGGCAAAGTGCACAAAAGGCGTGTATCCGTCTTACTGGGAGGAATGGAAAAAAGTCAGGGAGGTGGTAAAAGTTGCCTGTCCGGAGTGTGGCGGAAAGGGGGAGGTTTCCACCGCCTGTAAAGATTGTCGTGGGCGCGGTGTTGCCATTCATCGTGAAGAGTCGGAAAAACAGGGTGTGCCGGTTTTCAGAAACTGCCAGCGTTGTGGTGGGCGTGGCTATGAAAGATTACCTTCAACGGAGGCATTTAATGCCATATGTAATGTAACCGATGCCATATCTCTTGATACATGGAAAAAAACAGTTAAACGTTTTTACGATACGCTGGTGGTGCAGTTTGATATTGAAGAAGCATGGGCAGAACAACAACTGAAAAAGGTGACCAGATAGCTTTGTTGATTTTTCCCGAATCTGTGGTAAATTTGCCCTAACGATGGGCGTTTTATGCCTGACGTTAGAAGATTTTTACACCCGTCGCCAGGCGGGTTTTTTTATGACTGAAATCACGCCAGTACATAAAATGTGCAGGTGGTTATTAATACCGGTCTTTCAGCTTGCTGGCTTTTTTGACAAGAGTTATTGGTGTGTCACGTTAACCGGAAAAGGGAAAAAGACATGCTGAAACAGCAGGATATGACCGAAACCGCCAGAGTGGTGTTTAATGAATTAAGCGTCACCGAACCGGCGACAGTCGGGGAGATTGCGCAGAATACTTACCTTTCACGCGAACGCTGCCAGTTAATACTGACCCAGCTTGTTATGGCGGGTCTGGCAGACTATCAGTTCGGTTGTTACAGACGCCTTCAGTCATGAAGGCTTTTTTATTTGTGGTAAATGGGCGGCTGGTGGGTGTTAGGGGCACTCACCAGCCATCTGCTCATGCGTCTGGATCACAAGCAAACCTCAGGCCCACTGCTTTGCGCAAAAGCAGAATGAGCCTATCAGAGACAGGCTTAATGATCCATGCTTAACACTGTAAAAATATCCAGTTGTGAGTTAATCAACGCCGACTGCCTGGAATTTATCCGGTCGTTACCCGAAAATTCTGTTGACCTGATAGTCACGGATCCGCCGTACTTTAAAGTGAAGCCTGAGGGCTGGGATAACCAGTGGAAGGGCGACGATGATTACCTGAAGTGGCTGGACCAGTGTCTTGCGCAGTTCTGGCGGGTGCTGAAACCTGCCGGAAGTCTTTACCTGTTCTGTGGCCATCGCCTGGCATCTGACATTGAAATCATGATGCGTGAACGCTTCAGTGTGCTGAACCATATTATCTGGGCGAAGCCGTCCGGACGCTGGAACGGGTGCAACAAGGAAAGCCTGAGGGCGTATTTCCCCGCCACAGAGCGCATTCTGTTCGCGGAACATTATCAGGGGCCGTATCGTCCGAAAGATGCCGGGTATGAGGCGAAGGGCAGGGCACTGAAACAGCATGTGATGGCTCCGCTGATTGCTTACTTTCGTGATGCGCGTGCTGCCCTGGGGATAACGGCAAAACAGATTGCTGATGCCACAGGAAAGAAAAACATGGTGTCGCACTGGTTCAGTGCCAGTCAGTGGCAGTTACCGAACGAAAGCGATTATCTGAAATTACAGGCGCTGTTTGCCCGGGTGGCAGAAGAGAAGCATCAGCGGGGGGAACTGGAGAAGCCCCACCACCAGCTGCTGGAGACGTATACTTCACTGAACCGGCAGTATGCGGAACTGCAGAGTGAATATAAGCATCTGCGGCGGTATTTTGGCGTGACGGCGCAGGTGCCGTACACGGATGTGTGGACGCATAAACCGGTGCAGTACTATCCCGGGAAACATCCGTGCGAAAAACCGGCAGAAATGCTGCAGCAGATAATCAGCGCGAGCAGTCGTCCGGGGGACCTGGTTGCAGATTTTTTCATGGGGTCGGGTTCGACAGTCAAAGCCGCGATGGCGCTGGGGCGTCGTGCAACTGGCGTTGAGCTGGAGACTGAACGTTTTGAGCAGACGGTCAGGGAAGTTCAGGATTTAGTCAGTCAGAACGGATGATATTGCAGGATTAGTTACGTACCGTTATTATCCTGCGCCCGGCCCTTTAGCTCAGTGGTGAGAGCGAGCGACTCATAATCGCCAGGTCGCTGGTTCAAATCCAGCAAGGGCCACCATATCACATACCGCCATTAGCTCATCGGGACAGAGCGCCAGCCTTCGAAGCTGGCTGCGCGGGGTTCGAGCCCCCGATGGCGGTCCATTATCGGTATTCAGCGTTGTTAGCTCAGCCGGACAGAGCAATTGCCTTCTAAGCAATCGGTCACTGGTCGAATCCAGTACAACGCGCCACACTTATTTTCCCGGGCTCGCTTTTGCGGGCCTTTTTTATATCTGCGCCGGGTCTGGTGCTGATTACTTCAGCCAAAAGGAACACCTGTATATGAAGTGTATATTATTTAAATGGGTACTGTGCCTGTTACTGGGTTTTTCTTCGGTATCCTATTCCCGGGAATTTACGATAGACTTTTCGACTCAACAAAGTTATGTCTCTTCGTTAAATAGTATACGGACAGAAATATCGACTCCTCTTGAGCATATATCTCAGGGGACCACATCGGTGTCTGTTATTAACCACACCCCACCGGGCAGTTATTTTGCTGTGGATATACGAGGGCTTGATGTCTATCAGGCGCGTTTTGACCATCTTCGTCTGATTGTTGAGCAAAATAATTTATATGTGGCCGGATTCGTTAATACGGCAACAAATACTTTCTACAGATTTTCTGATTTTGCACATATATCAGTGCCCGGTGTGACAACTGTTTCCATGACAACGGACAGCAGTTATACCACTCTGCAACGTGTTGCAGCGCTGGAACGTTCCGGAATGCAAATCAGTCGTCACTCACTGGTTTCATCATATCTGGCGTTAATGGAGTTTAGTGGAAATGCCATGACCAGAGATGCATCCAGAGCAGTTTTGCGTTTTGTCACTGTCACAGCAGAAGCCTTACGGTTCAGGCAAATACAGAGAGAATTTCGTCTGGCACTGTCTGAAACTGCTCCTGTTTATACGATGACACCGGAAGAAGTGGACCTCACACTGAACTGGGGGAGAATCAGCAATGTGCTTCCGGAGTTTCGGGGAGAGGGTGGTGTCAGAGTGGGGCGAATATCCTTTAATAATATATCAGCGATACTGGGCACAGTGGCGGTTATACTGAATTGCCATCATCAGGGGGCACGTTCCGTTCGCGCCGTGAATGAAGAGATACAACCAGAATGTCAGATAACTGGCGACAGGCCAGTTATAAGGATAAACAATACTTTATGGGAAAGTAATACCGCAGCTGCTTTTCTGAATCGCAGGGCTCACTCTTTAAATACATCCGGAGAATAACAGGAGTTAAATATGAAGAAGATATTTGTAGCGGCTTTATTTGCTTTTGTTTCTGTTAATGCAATGGCAGCTGATTGTGCAAAAGGTAAAATTGAGTTCTCTAAGTATAATGAGAATGATACATTCACAGTAAAAGTGGCCGGGAAAGAGTACTGGACTAACCGCTGGAATCTGCAACCGCTACTGCAAAGCGCACAGTTAACAGGAATGACGGTAACAATCAAATCAAATACCTGTGCGTCAGGTTCAGGATTTGCTGAAGTGCAGTTTAATTAATATCAGAAGTATTGCTGGTTTCGTGGTGTGCAGCAATGTAGTTACAGTGCAATCAATGTCACAATTCAGTCAGTTGACAGTTGACAGTTGACAG